AGATTACAGAACTGATTCGGTCGAAGTATGATTTCCGAACATGGATTGGTTCCGAACTCGTACTCTGCATTTCGTCTGCCATTCTTAGCCGCCTGTTTCTTCGATGCTTCACGATTAAATATACCTCGCTCACCTGATCCACTCTCCATCAATGATACCCACTCACGCATGAATGACATACTATCTGGCTTTTCTGTATAAGACACAGAGTTGTTAGCTAATGCCCGTTGTCCATTTAGTTCCCACCAGTTACCTGACTTAGCGTGACGCATACGATCATCAGATAGATTAGACAGACTGATCATAGCAGAGCGTCTAACGCCACCTACAACGACAACCTCACCAATCTTACACATTAGGTCATGGCACTCAATAGAACTCAGCTTACGCCCCTGTGCTGCCTTGAACGTAGCAACAGAGAAGTTAAACAGATCGACCAAAGGGGCAGGGCCACTAGCACGACCACCAAACGTCTTAAGTCTAGCACCAGCAGGTCTTACTAAACTAACATCCCACTTAGGAATTTCACCAGCCCAAAGTAGTGCAAGTACTTGACGTAATCCCTTAGCCCAGCCCTCTTTGCTGTCCTTGATCACAATCGTAGTTTCGCTCTCATACAGGTTAGGAATTTCTGGCAGCTTACTGATAAACTGTCGCTCAACACTAAAGCCAACGCCTGTACCACACAGTAAGATAAACATAGCCTCGTCAAATGACTTGGGATCATCTACGGGTAGATAGCTACAATTGTACATACAAGTGTTGTCGCGCTTAGAACTTTTACCCGCAGTCATAAGAGAACGCATAGAAGGCATTACCTCAAGACTAAGTATAGCGTTCCGCATTTCATCTAGGTCAACAGGCTTGAGCCATGTACTGACAATGTTGTCTAAGTAACGATCTACAGTTTCACCCCATGTTTCACGGCGGCTAATTGCCTCTAACCAACGTGCATAACGGCTAGTAGCAATAAAAGTCTGATAGTCTGTGGGCAAGTAATTACTTTTCATTCTTCGTTCCTCTTTGAATCATATCTTCGTCTAGCCAGATCATTCGGTTAATATCTGACCTATTCATTCCTATGTCTTTAAGTTGTCTGTCAGTCATAGTGTTTAACTGCTTAACGGTTTTCCTGTGTAACCTCCAAGTCTTAAGGAAGTTGTAGTACCTTTCTAACCAAGTCATCTGTTGTCACCACTGCCCTTAATAGTTCCACGTGCCTCACGGCTATCTAGTTTGTTAATGTTCTCTAGGATGGTCACACCCAAGTTAGCATGGTAGTAGTTAGATAAGGCTGTAGCATAGAACACAACGTCACCTAGTTCCTTTACAATGTCGTTAGGTGTAACCTCGGTCTTGTCCCTCATACTCTTCTTAATCTTTTCGGCTACTTCCCCAGCCTCACCCATAAGACCTAGAGCATTTTCCATCAGGCGGTCTTTACCCTCAGTAATGATCTTATCCTCTACCCAATCACTATACTCACGAAACGCTTCCATACTCTTGTGGCTCATAATCATTGTATCATTCTCCCATAAAACTGCGTCTGTTCTTCATTACTGTAGTCAAAGAGATACCAAGCACAGTTATCCTTACCTTGGCTCTTACTTCCCTCAATCCACTTAACTCTTCCTACACTTACCACCGTCTTACAGTAGGTCATAAAGGTTGCTGACTGCTTAGTGTGCATCCAATCTGCATCGAACAACAACCAAACAGGACATATACCTAAGAAGTTATCTATTAACGGATGCAGTATCTTCCTGTCCCAAGGTGGGTTAGTAATAGCAAAGAAGTCCTTGCTAAAACTACCTGAGACACTTTCTATAGTTAGCGCATCCATCTTCTGTACATAGTCATGTCTTGGCTCTATGTCGTAGGCACCTATACATTCCCCTAGTCCACTGGTTAACTGGCTTATATGAGAGATCAGTCTCCCGTCACCTGCACATGGCTCCAAGTAATCGAAGGCATACGGTAGGTGAGGGATCAGAGGCTCTACAGCCTGTATTGGGGTGGGATAGTAGTCCCTTGGCACTCGCTCAAAATTAGAACGCTTCCCCATTACCGTACATCTCCTTTAGACGTTGAAGTGATACAAACTCAGGGTCGTACATGCCACCAGAAATGTCCCTCTTAATGACAACACCCTTCCACCAATCGTTGTTAGCTTGACCAGCCCAAGACTCTGCTGCACCCTTGTAACACCCCGCTACAAGCCCCATGATACCACTAGGGTGCGCCCCATCCCTAAACTTAAGGTCTCGCTTGTGACTATGCCCACACGTACTGCTGTGGTTCCTGTTAGCCATTAGCGCATTGGCATGATGTAACCCTGACATAGCAGTACCATAGTTACCAGAACTGAAGTAGTGAGCATATGATATTCCATCGTAGTCCCTTATAGATGGTGCTGAGTTCTCGTATTCATGGTATTCATCAAACCAGTGATCTGTCTGTAAGTGGCTATATGAGATACCATACTTGTCTCCTTCTAGTCGTGGGTCATGTGCTATGGCACGTTTGATACGGTGTTCATGGTTGCCCTCAAACCCAAACCACTGTGGCACCTTATACTTACGGGTACTGGGCTTACGTCTCAGGCGGTCCATAGCTTCGTTGTAGTGGTTAATATCTGCCTCGTAACTCTGAGCGCACATAGCTTGTGGGTAGCGTGTATCATAAGTGTTAAGAGACTTCATATCTGCACCATCACCTAAGTCAATGATGTAGTTAGGGTTGACCTCATAGATTAGTTCGCCTAGCCAATCAAAACGCTCATTTCCCACTGAAGGGTCTACATGGGCGCAAGAGAATACAATAGCTGTTTTACCCGTCATACTTAATCTCCATCCCTACATTGAACTCTATCAAGATCGGGTCAATAGACTTCTCAAAGTGTGTCTTAAAGTTGTAAGCGTTAGTCATAGTTGAGAATGGTATCTCCTCATCAAACATAACATCCTCTCCGTCCACTGGGTCACAGTCCTCTACCCAACATAACAACCACCACATACCATCCTCTTCGTCTTGGTAGGGACCATCTTTTACTTTGTGTACCTTAAAGGTAGCTACGTTTTCAACAACCATTCGTCGGGTATCCTTTTATCTGCATACAAGAAACCGTGCTTGTCACACCAATCCCCATAAGTACTCTTTGCACCTTTGTTTAACTTAGCCCTAGAGTTAGAAAACACAAACCTAATATCTAGGAACGGGTGCTGACTTTTAACCTTAAGGTGCTTCTTACGATCCGCTGCAACAAACCTGCCTTTTGACTCAATGATGATACCATTAGGTAACTTGAAGTCTGGGGTGTAGGTCTTCTGTTCTATAAGTTGCCACTGTATCTTTAGCTTCTCATACTCAAAGTCTACACCCCGTCCAATCAAGTCCTTAGAGATATCTTCCTCCAAGCCAGAGCGGTATCCATTCTTTATTGCGTGTCTCCGTCTCTCACTGTTGGAGGCTCCCATAACTCTTCCTCTCTTCTCCTTAGCCACAGTAGTTGGGCATTTTCCACTACACGGTCATAGTCACCATCATAAGCCTCTAAGCAAGCGTACCACAGTTCTTCTTCTGTCGTACAATCCTTTAACAACTTACCAGCTTTAACAGGGCCAACGCCTTTGATACCTTTTATGTTGTCGGCTGCATCACCAGTTAGTATCTGAGTGTAGAAGAACTTAGAGCCACCCCACTCATCTACTTGTGACCACTCATCCCTTCCAAAGTTATAGTGATAGCAAGGTATCTGTAGCATGTCCTTATCTATAGAGGCTACAACAGTATCAGGACCAAACTTAGTGGCAGCTATGGCTATAAGATCATCAGCTTCTTCCCCGTAACTTACCACTGCGTTATACTTAGACACTAGATAATCCCTTGAATGTTGCAGATACTCAGGCTTCTCTGACTTACTCCTATTCCCCTTGTAGGGGTAAGACTTAGCTATGGCGAACCTAAAGTTATCAGCCCCAGTTAAGAACGTATGGAACCTGTCAGGCACAGGGAAAGACATAGTGTTGGAAGCTATAAAGTTCATAACCTCGTCTACTTTGTCCTCTGCATCTGCACTGGTCTTACCCTCTGAGGCAAATCCAGCCCTGTACGCAACAATGTCACCATCAACTAAGACATGCTTTGGCTCAAATGTCGGACCAGACAATAGTCTCATCCTCTTTTTCTAGGGCCACTGCCTTAATGTAAGTCCAGCCCCCTGCCACTGTAGCCTCACTGTATAAGTATGCAAGATTCTCAAGAGTGTCTACATTGTGACGCTCAATAGTAGTCTTACTTTCGTACCCATCTACCTCTTCCGAGGTTTCAAAGATGATGGTGGCTTTAGTCATTAGAAAGCACTCCCGTCTGACGCTTCGTATGGTACGTGTTCAACAACCTTAACTGCTTCTAAGGTAGTCAACTTACCGTCCCATACATCTAGCTTTGCTACAACCTTACTACCGTTACCAATAAGACCATCAGCCTCAAAGTCCCAATCAACTAGAACACCGTCAGCATCTTCTTTAAGGACACGGGGTGGTCCCATTACTACACCATATTCCCCTGTGTTCTGATCCTTGAACTTAGGGTTAAAGTGGCCTCGTCTTGCTGAGAAGTATTCAGTACCTTCCTGATCCTCTTTAAACAACTGTGCTTGCATACCCTTGTTAGGTACACCATCAGATACCATCTTTTTCTTAGTATCCTTATCAAGCATTAGTTGCACAGTATAGCGTCCTTGTACCTCATCAATCTTGATTCGTGCATCAGAACCTTCCTGCATGTTTTTACCCATGTCTCGGTCTTCTTCACGCAACTTAGCCCAATTAACTGGACACTCAACGTAAACTTTCTTTCCCATGTCGGGTTCCTTTCCTTATGCGGGTACTTATATATAGCAACATTTTTTGTACTTACGCAACCACACACCAAAAATAAATTAGTGTATGTCAGCATAACTCTTTCCGAACTGAGCATCAATGCCTAAAGGTACATTTAGTTGCAACTCATCATTTAGTCGTTCAATGCTATCGTCCATACTGATCTTCTCTTGTGTCTCCTTTCCCTCTTTTACCATACTGATAATTTCATCGTGAAACTGTCCTATCGTTAACACACCATCTTTACGACAATGCTTAACCCAAGTATCAAAGCAGTAGACACCTGTACCTTGATTAAGTGTACTGAAGCGGTCCTTCTCACTTCGTAAGCTGTACCAGAAACCGCTGACTGGGTTCTTTAGCCACATACCCCCTAGCCCCTGTGGTTCTCGTACACGTACACCCCTTGCCACGGCCTCTACAGACCAGTTACGATCCCAAAAGGCAGCAAGTAGTTTCTTAGCTTCTGACTTCTTCATGCCTGTAGTACGAGACAGCGTGGCCTCTTTGACACCATACGTGGCACTGTAGTTGACCACCTTGTAGTTCTTACGCAATGACTTTAAACTGCGCTCTCCTGTGTTGTGTTTATCTATGTCCTCTTGGCTGATGACACCAGCATGTTTAGCTAGGTCAAGGTGTGGGTCAAATCCTGGTTGTGACATTTCTGCTACATACTCAGGGTCTAGTGGCTGCATATAGTGACGCTTAGTTGTATCCTCTAGGCTAGTCATATCTGCACCACATAACACGTAACCTTCTGGTGCAATCAGGCATCCTCGTATATCTGCACCATAGGGCTTTTCCACTGAGGGGAGGTTAACCAAAGGTTTAGCGTGTTTGAACCTCATAGTGTTAGTCATGCCAGCGACACCAGCTTCTAAGTAACCATCTTTCTCGCACTCTAGGAACGCCTTCAGTATCCCGATTCTGTGAGTAAGAACAGAAAGACCATCCAGAATAGAAACAGCAGGGTCGTTATCAGCCAACTTCTTAACTGACGGGCATAGTTCCCCATCTTTCCTGACCTGTTCGATCTGTCGTTCATCACCATTGCTCTCTCTTACAAACTTAAATGTTCTAGGTTGCCATCCGATACTGAACAACCAATCCTTGATCTGAGATACCGAGTTAGGATTACCTCGTTCTACACCTGTCTGTACAACAAACCCCTGTACCGTCTCAGGCTGCTTGTACTGCTTTCTAAGGGCCTCGAAGTTCTCCCCGTGACTGCTTAGGCTCCCATCCTTGCGGTACATCACCTTGGGCCTGTTCTGCACCTTAGTAAGTACATGACGTGGCATAGCATTAGCTAGTTGTTCCACCTTGTCCTCTTTCATCCCCTGCCACTCAGCAAGGTGCATACTGGCCTTATCTACATCTAATTTCCACCGTAGGGCCTCCTGTTCCCTAGCGCAGTCTAACTTGAATGTGATGTAGTCTATAAGTCTCCACGCTTCACTGTTCATATAGTTTCTCCAATTTCCGCTTTAGGTCACGCCATAGACGCACATTAATCTTAACATCTTCTTCACACCGATGGGCATACTCTTCTTTGGAAAGTCCTTCCCAATCATCTACCTTGGGCTTAGGTACACCATACTCTTCACCATACACTGCCAGCCCATGCTTTGTCCTGTGGTGGTGCAAGTACCAACTAAGTCCTAACGTATCTACTAGCTTGGCATTGACCTTTATACCTAACACCTTTTCCACTGCGGGTATATCAAAGCGTACAATGTTATGTCCAGCTAAGGCTAACGTATGATCCATACTGTACTCCAAGAAAAAGTCCCTCATTTCATCGTAGTCAAAGATAGACCTTGGCTCATCCATAGATGGTGTTTGATACGACAACACATGTATCTTAGTCAGCTTATCTAACAGTCCATCTGTCTCTATGTCGAATACTGTTTCTGCCATTAGTACACCTCTGTCAATGTAAACGTATCACTGTTAAACTTCATTCTGCCAGCCCGTCCTTCTTCACTGCAAGGGCGGTTTTTTTGTACCGTGATGTATGTTGTGTTTCTTTCATCAAGGTCTTCTGCTTCTTTATCCCTA